CCAATGCCAGCATCTGGATCTGGTCAGCAAGCATTTTCATTTTTACCACAGAGCAATAGACAACCAGAGTTATCACTCGAAAGTATTAGACAACTGTCTCTTGGTAGACGATAAATACTCACGGGATAAAGTATCTTTATAAATGGCACACGGGTTTGTATCATATTCAAAACCAAAGTACGGTAATTTATCAGGATACATAGCCGATAAAATTAAATCTGCTGCGGGAATGGCAGCAGAGGAAAGAAAGGCAAGAGACGAGGAGATAAAATCTCTACAACAGAAAGAAGAACTAACAGATGAAGAACAAGAAAGGTTAGATTTTCTTACAGAACAACAGGGCGGAAGAAAAGGATCTTTTTTCGGTAAAGCTTTAGCAGCAGAGTTTGGTGGAGACAGAGCAAGAAGATTGAAGGGAACTTTTTCTAAAGATCCTTCTAAAGAAAATGATCCAGCACTATCAAAGGGCGAAAGATTCAGTGCTCTTCTAGATAGACCAGATGCTCCAGCAGAAGAACCAGTTAAACCAGAGACTCCATACACTCAGTTGTCTCTACCTGGAATGGAGACCAAAGAAGACGGTGGTAATATAAAAGAATCTTTAAATAAAATATTCTCTACGATATTAAAATCGTATGATACTATTGCTGACAGAGTTTCGGCAGTTGGATCTGCTGAGAAAGAAAATGTTTCAAAATCTGATAAAAGAAATAATTTTCTAGCATCTATATCTTCTGGACTAGCATCTTTTAAAGATTACTTCTCTACTGATAATAAATTAAAAGAAAAAGAATTAGATACTGAAGTAAAACAATTAGAGTTTGCCATTGATCAGCAAGAAAATGCTGAAGCAGCAGCATCAGAATCATCATTAGAATCTGGCCAAGATCTTAGTACCACTGTTGGATATGAAGATCCATATGCCAAGAGAGAAAAACAAGATGGTGGTGGTATTTTAGGATCTATTGGCAACTTATTGAAGAATTTTCTTCCCAAAGGTGGAAAAGCACCAGGCGGAGGTGGTGGTAAGTTTGGTGCTCTTAAGAATATAGTAGGATCTTTTGGTAAGGGAGGAATGACTCCTCCAAAATTATCTAAAGGGGGAGTTATATCTAGCCCCGAAAATATTAAAAAACTTTCTGAAGGTGGTATTGTTCCTTCACTGAAAACAAAGCCAGAGAAAACAAAAATGGCTTCTGGTGGGATAGTTGATAACCCAACGGTAACTAATTTAAATCCTGGTGATTCTGTTATTCCTTTGAACAGAAACAATGCTATGGGTAAAATGTTCCAGTCTGCTGGATCATCTGCTAGTAGGGTAATGGCAGATCCTTTAGCAAAGGTTATGCAACTTCCATCTCAAGTTGGTGGTGGTTTGATGATGGGATTACTGTCTCAAGGTATGGAAAAACTTGGTGGTATTGCTAACTTCTTTAAACCAGCAATCATGAAGATTGCTACGCCATTGGCACAAATGTTTGGGTTGCCAGCAACAATTATATCATCTTTCTTTGGTGGTCCAGCAGCTGCTGCTACCATGGATTTTGATCCATCAAAATATATGGGTAAAGGTGGAGAATCTACTGGTCCTAGTGGAGGAACCACTCCATCTCCTACACCACCTCCAAGTGGGGGAGCAGATCTTGGTGCTTCTATGAGAGCAGGAGAAACAATACAAGCACAAGGAGAAACTGAATCTGGTGGATTTGTACAAGGTGGATCTGGACTTGGCAGTGAAGGTGGTCAAAATACTACGGGCGGATATGCTACACACTATCACTTATCCCCACCATCTAATGATCCGAATGGATGGGCTCAAGCAAGAGCAGTTGCTTTTACATCAGCGAAAATGATGTTGAATAGAGGATCTAGTATCTATTTTGGAAATATAAAACAATTTGCTGTTAAAGGTGATGACACTAAATTACAGCAACAAATAGCAGCAGAGCAACAAGCACATACAGCACCAGGGAGAACTCAAGGTGGTATTGATATGCAGGAGAAATCTCCTACTGGTAACATGGCATTAAAGTTTCCACTCAAAGTAACTAATGTCACTAATGACATTAGTGGTGGATCTGGTAGAACCGCACGTATTATAGGAACTAATGTTAGACTTGCTCACGGTGCTGCGGGTTCGGCAAACTCGGTAGAAAATGCTGCCAATCCAATAGCACAGACCCCCCCAGGACCAGCTGGAACACCAGCGCAACCCAATAGACCATCAGCACCTCAACCACCCAGAATTGCTGGACTGACACTGCCATCAGCACAACCACCACAGCAACAAGCAGCTGCTCCTATGGGACTCAATGCTGCCTTCGGATTAACTAATCCAACAGGAATCTATAATAACTATTACAATGGGTGGTAATCAATAATGACAACTAACAAGCAAAGTTTAAAGGCAATTGAAATAAAAGAGATGATTGTCTATGATGTAGACGGTGATCCTCATAACTTAACTAAAGTTGTCACTGGATTTTTTTATTATGAAAATATTTTTCAACCATTTGTATCTGGAGTTGCAAACATAGCGGATTCTGGTAATAACTTTATTGGAACTCTACCAATACAAGGTGGGGAAAGAGTATTCATTAAGATTAAAGATGCTTTCGAGGACACCCATGAGTATGAGATGTACATTTGGAAAGTATACAATAGAACTTTCACTAAGAATCTACAGACATATAATTTAGCATTGATATCTAGAGAAGCATTATATAATGAAGGTGTTAGATTAACCGAGATACTCAAAGGAACACCAGACAATATTACTAAAAAAATTCTAAAGGATTATCTAAACACTGGCAAAAAAATTATTACAGAAACTAGCAAGTATCAAGTAGTCTTCTATCCTAACGGTAAGAAAGCACATAGTATTATACAATCGTTAGCACAAAAAGCAGTTCCTTCCGTATCATCTTCAGCAAAAGGTGATGCTGGTAAAACAACACAGGGGGGAAAGACTGGTTTATCTGGCGACACCAAGAAAGCATCTGGTACAGCTGGGTATCTTTTCTTTGAAAACAAAGATGGATTTAATTTTAAATCTATAGATTATTATTATAGTACGGGAGATGATAAATTTGGTGGTGACCAAGAAGTAGCGGAATACTCTGCTCGCCCAGCAAATCCAGATAATAGATTTACTATTGAAGAGTATAAATTCTCAAATGAAATTGACATCTTAGAACAGATGAGAAGTGGTGCTTATGCTAGTCACTTAGTTCTTTATAACTATTCGACAGGTTTTTATGAAGAGTATAGATTTAATTTAAAAGAAAACTTTGATAGCATGGCTCACTTGGGAAGTCAATCTAAACTAGGATCAATGCAAGAAACATTATCGGTAAATCCTAGTAGAGTTATGTCTATCATTTTAGACCATGAAACGTTTCATGATGATAAAGCTCCTGGATCTCCAGATGAACGAGATAATGCTGACGGCAAAGGGGCAGACTTTCCAGACTATCAAAAGCATTGGTTAGCACAAAGCATTGCTCGTAGATACTTCATGGAAAATCAGAAGATGGAAATTACTATTCCAGGTAACATGAATTTAAAAGTTGGAGATAAAATTAAAGTGATGCTACCCAATATGGCGGCAGAAACTATAAGAAAAGAAGAAAAATATGATAGAGAAAACAGCGGAACGTATTTGATTTCCGCTCTATCACATAACAATGTCTTCCTAAATAGTAGCACATGTACAACCAAGTTAGAATTGATAAGAGATATTTACGGAATGAAGGATTATACTAGCAACGTAAAGTGATATGGATCCAGCACTATCTTCTCTATTTCCGATACACCAGATTGGTTCTGATGGTTTCTCTTGGTGGATAGGACAAGTAGAATCAGAAAAATCTACAGACCCAAAATATTCTGGCAGGTATAGAGTACGTGTTGTTGGCACACACCTGAAAGATTGTGATGCCACACCAACAGAACAATTACCATGGGCCCAGGTAATGATGCCTGTCACCACACCATTTAGTGATGGTGGTGTTACTGGTGCCACAGTAGATCTTAGACAAGGCAATTGGGTTGTTGGATTTTATTTAGATAATGATAGACAGAAACCAATCATCATGGGATCGATTGGGCATACTGCTGGTGCTACAAAGAAGTCTAACGTTGACGGTGCTGATCCGAATCCTGGTGGAACATGTAAATCATTCACAACATTTCTTAGAGATGATGTGAATCCAAATCTCCATAAGCCTATGGCTTCTAGTGAGAAAAGAAATGGAGATCAACCAGCAGCATCAACTACAGCAG